AATTGGAGTCTTCCAAGTAGTTCCCTTGCAGTGCTAGCCTTGTTAGCGAGTATGCCGATATTGACGCTATCATTAAAAATAGCGTAATGTAATAGGTAAGCCACAACAGTCGTGCTCTTACCTGTCTGCCTAGGGAGTTTTGCAATGTTAAACCTATTCTCGTGAAAATCCATTAAGATTTCCTTTTGGAAATCATACATGTCAAATGGAACCAGACCCTCATCCAAGTTAATGATCTGCATATAGTTACAAGCAAAATATAATGGATCGTTCTTACACTTAATCCATTCCTCTACCTGCTTTTTAGTAAATTGTAACTCAGTACCAGCCTTTTTCAGGTTGGGATTACCTAAGTATACATCAGTTGTTGCTGGCATTATCCTTCATTCAAAGTCCCAAATGATCTACGTATCTCTCGTAGTTTCTCTAGGTTCATATCTTTAGTTCCACCATCATAAGCATGAGCATACCCTTCGGTAATCATCTGCTCGTTCAATGAAATAGTATCCTCGTTAATATAGAGCCAACCAAGAAGCCTACCATACTTCCCAGTCCCACCCACAAGTTCTGTTCTAACAGTGAGTTCATCACCTTCTCCTGCAATAGTATCTTCAAGTTTTTTCTTTAACCAATTAGTTGCGTCTATACCAAGGGCCTTCTCTTCTAGGTTTCTCGTTCTCTTCTCTGGGGTGTCCACTCCAGCAATTCTTACCCGTTCTTTTTTGAATAAATCGAATCCAAGATCGATGGTGACATCTATCGTATCTCCGTCCAGCACTCGGTTGATCTCCGTCACTCGGAAGTTGTAACAAGACTTCCTGCTTGGTGGTTTCATCGCTCCCATCTGGTTCCTTCTCATATTCTAGTAATGAGCTATTTATAGATTCTTCTATGGGAGTTCTATTCTGCTCTGATTCCCAGTCCCTCATCTTCTGAATCATTTCAACTGGAGTCATAGCATCTGCCTTTGGAGCAAAATAACCTGCACCAATAAAGGTACAGGCTATAACTCCTAAAAGACTAACAGAAGCAACTACCTTCTCATTCGCACGAACTCTAAGGGTGAGCTCCTTCGTATGAACCATCATGTGTTCTACCTTCGCTTCCAAGACTGCTATCTTGGTTTCCATGCTCTGTTCCGTCATTTGGATACCATGTATCATACATGAATATGTAGTAAATTGCAACTCCTACAGCAACTAGAAGAATAGCAATCATTATATTAACTGAATGTACTACCTCAGACATATGCCTGTGCTGCCAACCAAAATGATAATCCTAAAGAAGTTCCCATAATAGTTAGTCTACTCATCCACCACATGATCTCATGTTTATTTTTTATTATTAATGTTGTCATGATTAATGTCCCATTGGGATACCAGCTGCCATCATTTTAGAGATGTTATCAATCTCTTTAAATGCGTTTTCTTTTTTGATGTCTATACAATAGTCAATAAAATGAGGATGATCCTTTAGATAGGATACATCCTCTTTACAGTGTTCTATTGCTTCGTATGCACTCATAGCGTACTCACATATTTCGTAAGTATGCTGTGCTGTGTCGTGATAACCGACTGTGTAATGTCGCTGTTGAGTCAGGGGCATGATTGTTTCAATCCCATACTGCCATTATTTAGTAAATTTTGTAGTAACAAATACCTAATTATGTTAGGAGTTACTGACTATGTATTGAGCATAGCACACAATCAGGACAATCTATCTCTTCCTCATAATTTTTTAACTTGTGAATGAGGTCTGTATACTCATCCCACATATACTCAGAACCTGTTTGGTCTCTGTATGACTCACATGCTTTCTCAAGACGAGCCATGTCTTTTTCGTTAAAATGTATCATGCTGAAACTGCGTTATTTGATTCGTTGTGCCGTTGATATGCAGCAGGAGTCCTCGTAGTATTATCATGATTCCTAGCTTGAAATGCAGCAGGAGTTCTTGTAGTGTTATCATGATTCCTAGCTTGGAAATCAGCATTAAAATCCTTGTACTGTTTAGTAGCCCATCCCTCGTTACCTGAGAAACGATTGACAGTTGTGAATCCTAATGCTGGATCAGCTAGAGAGTTATCATGATTTCTCTGTAAATAATCCATGTTTGCCATTAGCGTTTACCTCCGTTCATTTGCTTAAGCATTTTTTGAAGCTCTGATGTAGATCCTACAAACATAGCATTATTAGTAACCTTAGTTGGACCTTTCTTTTCTTCATCAAGATCGGCAACCTTCTTTTGAAGATCCATAAGTTTATCAGTCATGTCTGCTACTTGCTTCATGGCATTTGTAGCAACCTCAAATGCTCTAGGATGTCCACTCTCTTGAGCAACCTCTAACGCCCCTCTGACCGCCTCCTGACCTTGATCTATAAGACTATAGAGTTCTGCCCTAGTATACTCATAGTCCTTTTCTCTATCCTCAGTAACATCCTTTAGGTTACTCTTTCTAGTTGTACATCCATTTTCAGGTGTATCAGATACTTCAAGGTTAAGGATGTTTTCCATATTTTTTTCAAGTTTATCTTCCATGATTAATAGAATGTAACGCCTTCATTAAATCCAAAATCGTCATCTGCTGTTACTAATAGATCATCTGCTGCATCTATATTACCATCAGCATTGATATCAGTCTTCGCTTTAGGTGAGTATGTTCTTGTTACTGCTCTTCTATTTACAGCAGCATCACCAATAGTCTCATGGATAATTGCCTGACGAATAATATCAGCATTACTGTAAGGACCGTATAGCCAAGTCTTAACACTGAAATTTAATGTGTAAACAATCCATCTTCTATTTAAGAATGAATCATCCCACTCATCCTCATAGTTTATACCATCTAAAACAATAGCAACATCTCTCTTCTCATTCATATCAGGAATAAGATTTAATGTAATACTAAATGATGGTTGAAAATATGGAAGTATCTGTTCTATAATTTGAAGTGCATCATCTTGTGATGTAGCAATAGCACCTAATTCAAAGTTTAAATTATATGGTACTGGAACATACTGTGCCTTTACTTCTTCACCATTATCATTAACAATAGTTTTATATTTCTGAATAGGAGAAGTCTTCCTTGTTGAATCATAAGTAAGATTCGTCATCTCAAAATAGAGACGAGGAACCGTAACAGAAACCTTACGGTTTCCAGAATTCATTTGTTCTAAACGAGTTAAGAACTTTGCCTTAGGACCATAAGCCAGAGGAACCTTTGATTCTTCAATGACTGTTGTAGTTCCTGGTTCAAACTTCTTCAAACTAATATTATTGAAGAGTGTACCAAAGGCAACTATATTCTTACGAACAATCTCGTTATAAAAATGTGAACCTAACATTAGATACTACCTGTAAAATTACCAGCTTCGCCAAATGGATTACCTTCTGTCCAATCTATGATATTGTCAGCGGTATCCTCAATTACTCTATTCTGATCATACTCACTATTTGTGTCTTGTAATGTATCAAATGTTGATACAACCCAAACAGCACCACTACTGTCTCCAGTTAATGCTTCACCTGTTGCAAATGTACCAGTACGATTAATGACTTGAATAATCCTAGAAGCACTATCCCAAGACTTAACCTCTGCCTCAGATGCAGATGTAGCACCTGTGACTTTCTCACCTACTGTATAATCTCCTGTACCACCAACACCAAGTGTTAAAGCGATAGCAGAAGAGAATATAGTTTCTACTACATCTATTTCAGCAACTCCAGTAGATATATCGTCTCCTGTAGTGCTGACATAAAGTTCAGCAGTCATGGTATAATATTGAATTTTACCAAACTGATAGAAAGGAGTTTCTAACTGAACATACTTAATTTCATATAAGTCCTTTGTCAATGGAAAGTATAATAGATCTCCTTCATTAGGTCTAGAAGGATCAGTTAACACAGGAGTATTAGCTGCTACTGCTTCAGTCCATCTCCTAGTAGATACATGAAATATAACTTCATCAGTAATACGCAATCCGAATTGACTGATGTATTGCTCATCTCCACCAAATCCTGCTACATTTTGCAACAACATTTCCACCTGAAATTCATCGGTATACTTTGAATAGATTATATCATCCAAAGTATTATCTTTCAGTATAGTTCTAGGTAGATAATAGATATCACTTCCAAACATCTTGATCTGTTCATCGACAAGATCCTGATGCAGGTTCTGTTCACCTACATGACCAGCGTAATAAGTTGGGAAATAAGTATTAGTAGCCATATTAACCTATCATATCCATTGGTGGAACAGCATACTTACTGAGAACTTCACCTTCTATCATTCGTTGATCTGATCGACCATCTTCAAAGATCTCTCTACCATTAAGACTAATGCCACCAGGTAGTTGGACATCTTTATACTTGATCAAATTCTGACCCCATTGCTTTTTCATTAAAGCAGTGGCGTATCTCTTAACAAACATATCATTATACATCTCAGTAGCATCGGTTGGATCTAGCAAACGATGTGCTTCTATCAAAAGACTTTGACCTGTTTGGAGAAAGTCTTTATCAATATCTAAGTACAGACGATCACGGCGTTGATTAAATCTGAACTGTTGGAAGGAACCATTATTTAAAACCATATCTAATGTTTCAAGATATTGCTTTGTCATATAATAGTTAAGAATATCAAGTGATCCAAATGCATATAAGTCATTCAAGAACATTCGATACTCTATACCAAAAAGATTGGAACGGATGGAGTTACCAACCATTCCAAAGACTTTACTAATACCAGTTACATGAGCTGGTATTGGGATATAGTTTGTCGCTTCTTTCCAAGTGGTTGTAACAGCACCTTCTACTTTCGTAGAGTCTACCGTAGCTGCAAGACGAGTTTTATCATCCGCAGTTATTTCATGCCGTAAATAAGTACGCTCCATGCCATTGTAACAATTCTCATTAAAGAACTGAAACGTGTCATCAATTACGTTATTTACTTGCTCATCATCAATGTTTACCTGTAGCACAGGTTCACCTAATTGCCTCTTGCAGTACGTAATAAGTTCTGCCTTAGTGGTAGGTGTTGCCATTCTTAACCCATAGTACCTTCCTTTTTATTTAGGAAGGTGCTACTTCAGGTGTTACTGGAGGTGCTTCTGCTGCTGCTTCGCCTTCTCCTTCTCCTTCTAAAAGTCCTAGTGTCTCTAGTCCACCAGTTAACTTTAATTTATATTCTCTTGCCTTTGCAAGATTCTCTTCAAGTTCTCTGATTTGAACTTCAGTCTTTTCGATTTGTTCAGTGAAGTTCTTTTTCAATTGTGCTGGATCCATATCTAATCAGGGTGTAAAGTTATAGTTTATCACAAATCTGGAATTTTGTGTAGGCTTGCTGCTTGCGTGAAAACGTAGGCCATCAAAGAATACACAACGTCCCTTCTTTGGTGAGACAGTAGTATTTATACCATATTCACCAACGGGATCTCCATACATCTTCTCACTAAAGTACGTATCTCCGTCACTGTCATTCACATAATAAAGACATACATTATGAAAATCTGGTATGTCAACATGCATCTGATCATACTCATGCTCTCTAACTCCAGGTGTTTGTAGAAAACATCTTGCACGTAACACCTTTGAGATATTTAATTTTGCATTATCACATGCTTCATATACAAGTGGCAGTAACATACCACTGAAATCACTACATGATTCTCCATCTAAAATAAACATGTGAGAGAATCCTATCAGTTGATGATCACCATCTTCCACAAGGTTATCATGATAGACCCATCTAAAGTCTGTATTAAATCTAAGAGTATCCTCTACTGTATTTTGATATGATTTATCAATACAGTTATCAATAATGCTCTTCATCTGGTCCCTCCACTGCCCATGTGATATTTCCTGCTACAGTTATTCTTTCTTTATCACTAGTATAATAGGGATATACAGCATGGTTAGCAGTAGCAGGAAATAAAAGCATACTACCATTCCATGAATTATCTACTGGTAAAACTTCTGCTTCTAATTGAAATGCTCCATTACTTCTATGTGCATCCCTTTCATCAGGACCATATGGTATATCAATGAAGATAGCAAAACTAGCAATACCAGCATGATTATGCATAGGATTATATTCACCTTTCTTCTGATAATTTACCCATAGATTATGAAGTTTCATAAATCTAGTTGGATCTGGGGTACTGTTAAATTCCCAAGGACATGTTAGATATATCTCATTCCATAATTTTGCAGCATTGTTTAAAAGATATTGTTCTAATCCTGGACATTCATACTTATGTTCATTTAAACCAGATTGCTGATTCAATGCTCCAGCAAGTCTCCAATTAAAATTCCATACCTGATCATCTCTCCTCTTCTCACAATAAGCATAAAGATCTTTATAGATATTCTCTGGCAACTTCTCTGCTATAAATGTTAAATTTGATTGATTATGTATATTATCCATAATATAAATCTGCGCTTAGTGAGTAACGTTTTTCATTATCCATTCCTCTACCAGGTATATGTGGAAGGTTAGATGGAAATATAAACCAAGTCAACATCTTCTTTGGTAAATTATATGATCTTCCACCTGGTAATGGAAACATTGTAGTTCCAGATGATGCTGTAAATCGTAAGAACATTATACCAGATAAAGTATATGGGTTCTCACTATTGTGAGCGTGCATATAAGGTTCTTTTGGATTACCTTTCCAATCAACATACACCCAAGAATTTATTTTATAATCAAATACATCCATATCCCAATATCTAGAACACGAATCATAGAATGACCATTTTAATTTTTTAAATACTGAAAGTTCAAAATCTAAAAAATTATCTTCTGTCTTAGCAACAATAGGATTATCTTGATACTTTATACCATCAATAAAATCTATCAGAGTATCTAACTCTTGATGATCTATCTGACATGGATATTCTTTAATACCTAATACCATTTTCTAGTTGTCTGACTTATTATATGAGCATGGATCTTAGGATCACAAAAAGAAAATGCAATGGTTGTTCTTATATCATTTCCAATTAAATCATTTGGAGGATGACCTTTGTGTTCCCAATTAGAAGGAATGAATGCACCTGAGTTTGGCATATATGGTGTGTAATGATATACACCATCAGGACTTTGAGCAACAAACTCACCACCCCATTCTATATTCCAATAGTGTTGATTAAAATAAATGAATGTCCATACATCATCTTCCTGAAAATCTCTATGGAATACTGTGTTCTGTCCAGCAGTTTGACCATTAACATGTATCTTACATAACTTTAATGGTCTTCTAAGATGTTTCATCATCTTTAACTTAACTGTAGTAGCACACTTCTCAAATATTAAATCTGTTCTTAATGGATGTTGCCATGATATAGGATCACCTCTACCATAAGATGCATTGTTATACGTCCATGTTGCAAGGCAATTAATAGCAGGAGCCTTACGATCAAAGTAAGGATATAATGCATCTATTTCATTTCTTGGCAAAACATCATGTATTACTATTGGTCTATTCATGCTGCCCACCATAACCATCCTGTAATAATATATTTCTCATGTTCCTCAGAGATTTGTCCTCTATGTTTATGAGTTAATCCAGCAGGAAATAAAACTGTATTACCTTTTAATGCTCTAACAGTATAGTCTTGATAATAGAACTCTGTACCACCATTAGGAACATCATTTAGATATGTAATAAACACAAATGCTCTATCACATCCATCTAAACCAGAAGCATCTACATGCCATGTATAAAAACCATCTCCAGGTTTATAGTATTGAATCTGTGGTAGATGTTTCATTGTAAACTCTTGATTCTCTATTTTCAAATCCTTAAGATAAGAAGCAATAAATCCATCCAATTCATCTGCATACTTATCGTATTTAAAATCATCAGGTCTACCAAGACTACCTCCTTCACCTAGCATAAAGTCTTTACTCTTCTTTATATCAGGTATAATACTTCCTCCACCTACTCTACCAGCATATGTAAGTTCATTCTTATCAGCTTTCCAAAATAGATCTATGAGACTATCACAGATACTGAGGTCTTTCAATTGATATTCTTTTATGAAAGTCATTTATATGCTGGTCCTTGTGTCCATCCTACTAATGATTTCCTAACACCAGAAGTGACTTCTCTCACTCTGTGTGGTGTATCAGCATGAAATAGTATGATGTCTTTCTTTTTCAATTCTACCACATGTTTCTCATTTGTAAAGATCTCAAACTCCCCTCCTTCAAATTCATCATTCAATAAGACAGTAAAACTAATCTTTCTCACTCTACCATTTTGTCTTTTACCAGGAGACCAATTTGATTCATCAATATGCCAATCATAGAAATCTCCTTTATCATACAATGTATTCTGGAGTGGTTCAATAAAATCAATATCAAAATTCCATTCTGCTTTTGAATTAGCAAATCTAACTAATCCATCTACCATTGGATATACAGCATCATCATCTATCCAACAAGACTTTGATTCTCTATCTGGATGATCTTCACTATTATATTTTTTTCCATCCCATTGCTCAGTCTTACATCTCTCATAATCATCATACTTTTCAATTGCTTTTTCTAGCTGTGGGAAAAAGTCGTCATCTAAATGTACAATTAGATAACTATGTCTAAAACAATTCATTTTTTACAAACCATAATGTGAACACCATTCCACCAACCATTAGGATCTTCTGGAACAGAGGAAAGAATTTTTCTATCAAATAAGACTTTGATATCATTCTCTTTAATCCAAATATTTGCTGACTCTACAACACCCATAAAATTAGCATCATCTATTACTATTATAAACTGATCGTCCATAATTGTATAGAGGTATGTTAGATTATCATATTGTTGTTGTGGATCATGACTAGCATCATAAAATATAACATTACATTTCTTACCATTAAAATGACTCTCAGATAATTTCTGAATAGTTAATGGTAAAAATATTTGATTTGGTTTTAATGATCTAAGTAAACTATTCTTTGGATTATCTACTTTATATCCTTCATGTCCTATAACTTTATTACCTGAATCCCATGCATCCTTTTCACGGAAAGGTGCAACATCAGATTCTGAATAATCATCAACACAGAATGATGTAAGATCATTATTCATAGTAGCAGCAACAAAAGTACTACCAGCATGTACACCTAATTCTAAGTACACTGCATCTTCTTTAGAACATAAGTTATTCAAGAAATGTCTTACGATATTAGATGACAGTCCTGGTATATCATATCCTTCTTCTACAAAATTACTTTCTCTTCTTCCTGCTTTTTCAATAGAATCCAACACCAATTTAATATCAGGATCCATTGTTCTTTCACCCTTTTTCATTCTAGAGTGAACAACAGAATCACAGTAATTACAATCCCAACAATCAAACTTACAAGTCTTGATCTTGGTTCTCCATATATCAATGGGTTTCTCTTCTAATGTAGTATCTTCAATATACTGATCAAATTGAGGATATAATAATTCCTCATCATCAGACCATCTCTTGATGATGTCCATAGATTCCATTAAACGCATGGCATTCTCTCTACCATGCATCTTAAATACATCTATACCAAGATCAATAAACTCTTGCCAATCTTCTTTCCAAGGTGGAATAGTTGCTTGCTTTAAAGCATTTGCTGGATCTCTCTCATCCCAACCAGAACACGAAACTCTACTAATCGAATCATTAAAATATTGTGGATCTTTTTGCTCCCTTACCATATTGTAATGATAATGCTCTGGCATGATAGGGCAACCACCCCAACACCATTCATTAGCAAGTAATGATATCTTAATTGGTTTTCCTATATCAGCACAATATGCTTTTGCTTTCATAATGCGATCTAACTGATCACGATCACGCATTAAATCTCTATCAAGATTCACATAATGGAATCCTGCCTTTGCTAGATTAACTATCTCATTTGCTCTTGTAACTTCTCTAAGAATTGTATTCTTAATAAAAAGTTCTGGAAATTCTTTTTGTAACTGTCCAGTTAACAACCATGTTGTATGAGGTATCGTAGCAATACGAATACCCATATCATACAATGGTTTAAAATTCTCAATTAAAATATCCAGATTTCTCTGATTAGGAGTTACCTGGATATTATTAAATGTTGCTGACAGAGGGATACCACTTTGTTCAGAAACATACAATGCGTTGAATGTAGTTTCTCTTTCATCACCATCTATTACATCACCCATCGCATCCTGCTGAAAAGGAGGCATACGACATGTAAAATATATGTCGTAAATATAATCCTTATATTTTTGTAGGAATGG